CCAGTGTCATTCTTTATCGCCTCCTCTATGCGCCGCTCAAGCTCTTCGATGGCCTTCTCCTCGTTGGGCTTTATATGCGGTATGCCTGCAACTCTGCCACCACCTCTTTTGGCGTGCCCGTATTCCAACAGGTGTGTAAGTTGATAATGCTTGCTATTATATACCCTTACCCTTTTGATTGATTGTCCTCATATTCCACCTTTGACGTCCAGCTTTTGGCATAAGCTCCGGTCCTTTTGGGGCTATCTCGCTTCAAATTCTCCACCAGTTCTGCAGCAACATCATNAACTACCNCTTTGACCTTATTGGTCACCTCTTCGGAATATTTTTGCAACTCTTCAGCAATAACCGCAGAGATATCATATAGGCTTGCGGTTCTAGCCATTGCTTGCCACCCTCTCGCAAACCAACCTCGTCTTTTCACCACGGGTCTCTGCGCGAATTATGCGGTACAAAACATTATTGTGCTTAAGTTTTCCTTCGTTCTGATATTCAAACGAATAAATCTCAAATGTTTTGCTTGGACGTAGGCCAACCACAGCAGCATTATAATATTCGTTAGCACTAACGCTATATTCATTTGCGTAAACCATACGCTCAACCGGTGTTTCAATTTGGTTGCCGATCTCATCTTCGGTAATGGTAACGCTGATTAAATAAATCACATCTTTAAACCGCATTGAGCGCCACCTCTATTGTCTTAGGACCGTCGATATAAACACTGCCGGTAACAGTTTGATAACCAGCCTTCGATATCACATAATCCAAGTCAATTCCTGTCTTGGTAACAGTAAACACGGCCATGCCCTGGGAATTTGTCAATTTGGTTATGCCGTTGGCCGTAATAACCGCATCATCAATTGGCAAACCACCGGCGGTCACAGTAAAAGTGATGGCATAAGAATTATAATCTTCCGCAAGAGCCAGATGCATTTTAAGCATTTCGTAAGACTTCAGTAGGCGGTCGGCGTCAGGGTTATCAAAGCCAAAATTTGCTTTGCAGTAAGTGACAATTGCTCGTTTTATAAGCGGGTCAGTATCATCGTTTGCTTTTAAAGGAGTAACGCCAGCCAAAATTAAATCATCCCGTGCAGCCTCGATAAGATTCAGAATTTCAGTGTCAAATGCCGCGTTAGTTATCCTAAGAGCAGTTTTAACATCATCAAGCAGCNCCATCAAATCACCACCTTAAAAAGAACAGGCAGCATAAATTACAGCTTTCGCTTCTTGCTGGTTTTTTCCGGTTTGGTCAACACAGCCTGCTCTGGTCCTTCATCAAACGAAACCTGCTCTAAGTACCCTAGTCGCTGCAATTCTTTTATTCGCTCCAAATCATCGCTTTCGTAATAATATCCACTGTTGTAAGGAATACCGGTACGTTTATCAATAAACGCTTTAATGACCAAAACCTTCATACTACCACCTCTTTATAAAGGAGGCTGGAGTGAAATGATAATTCACTCCAGCCCAAATCTTTTTATACAGATACAGTAGAAGCTTTCTTGATCCGCAGGAACCCGTTCTTGGCCACCACATTGCCGCCCACAAATATTGAAGCCCTGTGCGCTACGACGCCCTGACGGAACTTGTAGTCCGTGGACCTTAGAATCTCAATATTGCTGAATATTACCAACATGTAGTTTGCCAAAGGCCCGTAGGCCATGCAGTAATCGTCCGCAACAGTAGCCGGATCAGAAATAGCCTTGCATGCCGAGTTGATAATAAACGGTATTCCGTCAATCGTACCGCTATTGCCGTCAGGATTGAACTTGATTTCATGTAGTTTTCTGCCATCGGTCGTGCGGAGCTGCGCAAAGGCTTTTAAGTCTTTCTTGTTTAAAATCAGCACTGCCTGTTCCTCTACTGCCTCGTCGCCGCCAAAACTGTAAATTATCTCGTCCAAAGTGTTGTTATCTATAGTCGCAATGGACAGATCGGTGGCCGGGTCGATAGCCGTAGCGTTGGCACTAAAAATACCTACAATGCTATTAGATGTTCCGGCGCCTACCAATATCTGCTTTGTAATGCGTTTACGCAGCGCTTCACGAACGCCTTTGCGCACCTCAGCATCATAATCTGCCGCAGGCAACTTCAAAACCTCCTCGGTGTCCTCTGCATAAGCCGTAACCTTTGCTTTGTTTATTGTTGCGTACCCAAACTGTGTCTCCGCTACTGCATAATCGGCCTCCTCAAGTGTATAATCGCCCTCACCGTATCCAACAAGGTAAGGCTGCTGGAAAGATTCGCCACCTTTCAACTCCTTTATAGTTACTCTGTCAATTAAACTGGACACTTCACGGAAAGTAGGCTTAATGTCAGTAGCATAATGCTTTGGCAGAATAAGCTGCGTAGAGCTTATTGTTACGGTACGGCCTTCCTTTAGAGCCTGACCTCGTTTTTCGGCTTCTTCTCTCTCTGCGTCTTTGGGGGCTGCTGTTTCAGGAGCAGCACCTAAACTCCTAGGATTATAATTCTGCCCAGGCTGCCCTGCCAACTTTGAAATTACTTCAATGCGCGCCCTCAACTTCTTTTCTTCAGCTTCTAACTCCCTCAACTCTTTTTCCAGAGCATCAAGATCTATATCATCATCAGTTTCCAACATTGCACGGATTTCAACCCTCCGTGCCTCAATTTCGTTTAAACGTTCCTCTAATTTCATAGTGAGTTTGTTATCCATACAATTCTACCTCCTTGTTTTTAATTTTTGGTTTTTGTATATATAACCACTCTCCAGTGGCGCCTGCTTGCCATCCGGCACAGCAAGCCAAGTATCAAGCCCTATTCTTCCTCTCCAGGAAGCAAGGGCTAAACAAACGTCATCAAATACAACTTTCTGCGCTTTTTGGCTTTTTCTTTTTCTATCCACTCATATACCTGATTTACTGCCTCATGCTCAAGCAAATAGCTACGTGCAGCTATATACGTATCTTCATAGGCCGGTATATCCACCGCAGATACATCCCAAATACGCTTAAAGCGATATATTTTTCGTGTTCTTGTTTCAGAGTCATAACTATCCTCTGCCACGGTAAACGCAAAACTCATTTTATCAACATCGCCACGCTTTATCAGTGCATATAAATCTCTTCCCGCAGTTGTATTGGCAAGTTTGGCCCTTATCAGCAACCCCTTATCGTCTGGTATCAATTCCAGGGTTTTATTGCGTGTTCTGGCCATAACCATAATGTGATCACTATGATTGTACTTAAAAGGCACATCCCGCAAATCTGCACCATCCAAAGCGTTTGGCATGATGACTTCATAATATTTCTGCCCATCAATTTCCGCTATGACCGTGGGCGAATTGTAAACTATAGCCCTGCCTTCAACAACCATTTCTTCATCATTGTCCTGTATCTGTGTAATCCTTATTTCTGCCCTTCTTGTTTCTCTTTCAGGTACAATCAATTTTTTAAGCTCGGCAGGTTCCATATCCGCATCCCACAAATGCGTTGCAACGTGTTTCCAGGTAGGTTGTCTATCTTTGTCGGGGATATCAACCCCTCCACGGCTGCCGTTCAAGGCAGCTATAACTGCAATACATCCACGCACATTTGCAGGTCCCGGATTACCATCATTGTCCACTTCATGATGCGGCAAGTTATACGCCGACTTGGTTGTGGGATCTGCCTCGTCTTCCGGTGCTTCCCAAGCAAACATTTTTCTGTAATAACTTCTAGGTTCTCCACTACGCAGCTTTGCTACATTGCCGGGCCCGTCCCATGGCTCATCTACCCAATCCGTATGATGCACAGGTACAGCAGGCATTTTATTCTTCCTCCTTTCCTACCTGATAAAGGTCCTGTTTGTCGGCATTAACATAATTCAAGCTCACCAGTCGCCTATCACCATTCGGAATAGGCGCCAGGTTAAGAATTTCTCTGGCTTCATTAATCGTCAAAATCCCAAACTGCATAAGCTCTTTTATAAGTTGTGTTTTAGTTCGCACGCTCGCATACTGCAAGCGATTACTCTCAAAAATAATTCTGTTACCATGGCCAATTTCTTTTGGTGTAAAAATTTTTCTGGTAAACTCCAAACTCATCTGCACCGCAATAGGTTCTAAAATGCTTTCATAAAAAGCAGTCCACTGGTCTTCGTTGTAATTCCCAGTTACAATTGCATCGTTAACGCCAAAATAGTGATAAACCTTATCTTTGAGTACTTTTAATTGTTCGGCATCAACCAATTGCGGTTTACTTTCAACTGGAATATATTCCGCTTTGGCGTCAAGAGCTGCCACACCACCAGACTTCTGAATATCCATATATTCGGCTACAAATTTATCTCGATTTTTCTTTATGTCCTCATCTTTTAGGACCCCTTGATATTTTATAATCCCACGTAAATACGTGGAGGTTTTTACCCCTTCTGCAAGTCCCTGTTCCACAGTTGTAAGAATGTTTAGGCCGGTGTTGATAGGATCATTGCTCTCTCCCCACACTTCACTTTTGTAATAATGTTTGCGCAGATGAATGACTTCGCTATAAGGAAACTCAAATTTTTCTCCAAGCAACCACACACGTACATAAAGAGTACCTGTCCTGTCTTCAAGAATTTCTGCCTGCGAACAGTTGATTGGCAAAAGCTGCTGAACTTCCCCTGAATCACCCCAAACAATCAACGCAAAAGCATTGTTATCCAGTTCCCGCATAGTTACAAGACGATAGTAAAAATCAAAAGCCGACATGTACGGGTTGGGCTCCAAAGCAAGAAGCCTTTCCAAATTGCTTCTCATCCAAAAAATCCCGGCATCTGACACACGCACATGTTTGGGATTCAGCTTTGCAGCGTTCCTGGCTATAGTATCCACTGCAGCACGCACCACGTCATTTTCGTATGGTATTCCACCCCATTGGACAAAAATCGGTTCATAATCATCCACGGGCTGCATATATGTGTACTGTTTCTTTTTGAATAAATTCGCTATAGTGCCTAATAAACTCATGGAGCCTGCCTCCTCAACAATTCAAGTTACGGTAGTCTTCATAAACCTGCAACAGAACAGTGTAAGCAATGATGAGGGCTACCGCCGGGTCAATACGACGCCGTTTATTTCTACCCTTCACCGGTCTAATATTCTCGTTCTTATCTACTTCTACTTCCAGATTTGTCAAGGCCCACTTCAATACAGGATTGTTGTTATAGTTTATTCGCTTACTCCCCAGATCGGCCTTCAAAAGTTTCATGGGAGCGCTCAATGTCTTCGCTCCCATAATCACTGGTATTAGTGTTTTGTTACGCTCAAAGCCTATCCGCATTTCCATATCTTCAACCCATGCGGGTGAGTTCCAGCTATCATAGCCAACCCAATAAGGATAGATGCCGTATTTATCCCTCATCATCAAGAACCAATCAGTCACATCTCTGTAGTCAACCCTGTTGCCACGGCTGGGTGTTATTAATCCGCGCTGAACCCAAATATCGTATGGCACCTTATCTTCTTTAGTGCGCTCCTCTACAGCGTCAGCCGGCATAAAACTTTGCACAATAGCATATATCTTTTCGCTCCCAGGCTTCATCACCAGAAGTGCTGCAGCCGTCAAGTCGGTGGTAGCACTCAAGTCCACACCACCTACAGCATAGCATCCTCGAATCTCTTCCATGTCAAATGTCTCTTCGTTATTTGCTTCGGTAAAAGTTAACCATGCACTGGATAGAGTTTCGCGAACATTAAAATCTTTGGTAAGGACTGTTGGCAAGAAATTAGGATCGTTTTTGGCACGCTCTACATTTGCTGCCAGTTCCTCGTAATTCTTAATCGTCCCAAGCCCTGGGTTGGCCTTCTCCCATGCCCGAAAATCCGTCCACTCGCTTCTATCATCAAGCTCATAAATAAACGCCAAAAACCTTTCATCATCTATCACGCCATCAAGGGCCTTACAGGCATAGTTGTATATATCATCAAAAATACATTCACGAACAAAGCCAGCAGTTGTAATCATAAACAGAATGGGCTGTTCTCTTGCCGCCATCGACTGCTTCATGACATCGTATAAGTTCCGGTCCTTAATAGCGTGTAGCTCATCCATGATTACACAGTGAGAGTTAAGCCCATCCAAGCTGTTACTTTCCGATGCCAACGGCTCATACTTGCCAAATGTAACAGGAAAGTATAAATCCGTCTTGCGCTTCTTTAAATGTTTTCTGAGTGCCGGGCTTTGGCTTACCATGTTGCAAGCTTCAGCGAACACGATCCTTGCCTGATCTTTTTTTGTGGCTACCGAATAACATTCTGCGCCACCTTCACCATCGCCTACGAGCATGTAAAGTCCTAAAGCACTCATCAAGGTTGATTTTCCGTTTTTCCGACCAAGTAAAATAAATACTTCTCTGCAACGTCTTAAACCTGTTTCTTTATGCACAAAACCATATATCGCTTGTATCATCGCTTTTTGAAATAGTTCTAGCTTAACTGGTTGCCCTGCCCACTTGCCCTTGGAGTGCTTACAGAATTTCTCTATGAACTCGATGGGCTGATTGGCCTTCTCTAAATCAAAAACCCACGGGTCACGTGGGTTTTCTAATTCCTCAACAAGTTTCTGAAATTGTTGTTTTAGCCTTTTGCAGGCTACTATTTCACCAGATTGGATTTTATTCCAATACTCCAAAATATAATTCGTCATACTCTCTTCGCCTTCCTTATGA